CATTATATAATTGGTCAGAACCATACAATTTTACTTGTGGACTAGCATCTTTTAATGCTTCTGCATCAACTGCATGTCTTTTTGGTTCTAATTGAGGATGTTTAGGTTCAAATTCTGATTTGTGTACTAAAGAACCATTCCATTCCTTAACCATTTCTGTGTATGGATATGCAAAACCACTTCTATCTGATATAGCTTTAGCATATTTACCTTTTGCAAATGCCATTTTTAATCCTCAGACTCATAACAATTGCATTTAGGACATCCTTGATCTGATGTGCATTCACAATCATCACAAAAACATGCACAATTAACACATTTTTCACTGTCTAATTTACATTTTTTTATATTATCCATTAAGCCCTCGCTAATTTAGGATAAATTTTTAAATCAACTTTTTCTCTGCCATCATCTATGGCTCTTTTAAATTCTTCTTCGTATTGTAATTTTAATTCTTGTCTTCTATTAATATCTACTTGTGGTCTTTTTTGTGCCATATAAAATGCAAGACCACTAACTGCACATGGTAAAAAACTATCTGGTATATCTATACTTTCTGTAGAAGCAGTAATATCTTCTATTCTATTTCTTCTACTATAACGAAAAACGTCTGTAGAATTATCTGGTGTTGGATATAAGTATATTACAGGTGCTGCTCTTTGCATATCTAAGAAAAACTGTGATGGTCTTCCTTTAGTTGCTTTAACAGGAATATTTAAATAATCTTCTCTGTTAATTCTATCCATTTGAAAATCAGTTCGTTGACTGTTTTCTGTTCTTGATATGACAGCTTCTAGTATGTCTAAAGTATAAGAATCTAATGTATAATTTGATGTGCCTTCAGTAACAGTTTGTGTAGCTTCATCTATTGTCCATAGTTGAATGCCTCTGTTAGCCCATTCACGCATCATTATATTAAGAGTTCTTCTTGCACTACTTGCTTCTTTTCCTGTAGTAGGCTCACTGCCTATACGAGATAAAGCCTCATCGATAATTTCATCAACATATAAAGTAGAAGTTTTAGTTCCAGAAGTTGCCATATCTTATTCCTAGTATGTTTTCTTTAATTTCATTATAATTGTATAATGATCGTGGTTAGTATGTCCATGAGTTGTTAAGTCAATATCACCATCGTATCCAGATGCTTCAGTGTTTTTAATTCCACCAAATTCTGAAAAGTTTAAGTGTCCTTGAACATTACCTGCTGCTGCACTGCCACCTAGAACTAATGCTTTAACATTACTTGTTGCATTCCATTCTATATCGACACGCATTCCACCAATGTCATACCAAATTTTTTCTATGTCAACTTTTGAACAAGCTGTTCCATCTCTTCCTGCTGATAAAGATGCAACATCAACTTTTTCAACCGATGATTCACCAGTTCCATCAGAAATATTAGTAAATTTCATTATGGCGTGTTTCGATCCAACAGCGTCATATATTGTTTGACTTGTAACTGCGTCTGCCATTTTTCCTCCTATGTAAAAAAAAGGCTAGGGCTTTTACACCCTAGCCGTTATGTTAATATACTGAATATTCGAGTTCTACCGTAAATCTACCTGCTGTAATATCAGCATTAATAGCTGTAGTAGTAAATGCATATAAGTATTTACTAGCTATAGCTGCTGTTACGTTAGGAACGAATATGTGATAATTACCTGCTGTGTTATTAAAGTTAACATCAATCTCAGTAATTGATTGTGTAGCACTTAACTGTTCGTTAAATGAAGTAACACCTGCTCCAACAATTTCTGTTCCAGATGAAACAGCAGAGTTAGTAGCTGTACCACTTGTAGCACTTAAAGATAAACCACCAACAAGAGTTTCTCCTGCTGCTGTAGTAATACCAATTAATGCTCTGTGAATAAAAAATTTAGAAGGGGTTACTAAGTCGTCTGGTGCATCAGTGTTTAAAGTTCCTAATTCTACAAGAACATCACCATCGCCATAAGCTGTAGCTGCAGCGTTAGTTGATGCTAGAGTTCCTGCAAAAGATTGAAATTTTCTAGTTCCAAGTGCACATAATTGTCCAGTTGAGTTAATATTAACTCCTGTTTCTGTAATTGCACCAGTAGTAGAATTTTCGTTAATGACTTTAAATCCTGTTTTTGATCTAATTGCACCACTAAAAGTTGTATTAGCCATTTTAATTCTCCGTAGTTAAATCATACCATCGCTTCTACGATTGTCTGCTCTAGGACAGTTGGTATGATAGTTAATCCTAGAAATAGGGGGGAAAATCCCCCCTAGTTTTGTACTTTATTACGCACCCGGTGATCCAAAAATGGATCTCCAGTCAGACCATCCAAAAGAATATCTTTCAGAGGCTTTGAAACGCATATTTCCAGATTCAAAATCCGGCTCCATAGAAGTTTTTAAAGGTCTTCTTTGGAACATTTTTAGACCAGAATTTACTAGGTCTGTAAGAATGAACCATGCATCAGTATCAGTTAGATAATGATTGACAGCATATCCTTGTGGAAGGATATTCATTTGTCTCATTGCATTGGCATCATTGTCAGCAGTTCCTACTCTTAATTCTGATTTTAAGATTCTTTGTGCTGTGAAAGCTAAATCTTTAGGGATTATTAACTTTCTTGCGTTAACAGCAACTGGCACATTTCTGTCATCCACAAAACCACCAATCGAAATGATTGCTGATTCTAGTGAAGTTTCAGATAAATCTGCAGCAGTTGAAGGTTCATTAGACAAGTCTCCAGCTTCAAGTGTTGGGTGATCCGTAGTCATTAAAGGCTTCGCATCTCCACCCGGATAACTTGTGCTAAATCCATTGTTAAGAACGTTTGCAGCTTTTACTTGTTTAGTATAAGCCATTGAACGTGCTAGAGCAGCAGTGTATCTTTTAGATAAAGTGTCATAAAGATTATCTTCCACAGCTTCCTCAGTAACTGAGAATGCTAGGGCGATAGTTTCATGCACATATCTTGAAGTCCACTGTTCTGAAGCAGTGTCATATTCTACAGATCCACCTTCTGCTTTAGTTGGTGCAGCACCAAACCCAGAAAGAAGAGTTTCTTCTTCAAAGGCTCTGTCTGAACTTTCTTCTGCGAATATTTCAGCGTGTTCACGTTCCCATCTTTTGTACTCCAAACCAAATAAGGCGTGGAGTCCCGGTTCCAACTCTTTAACGAGTTGCGATCTACTAATCGGCATATTATTCTCCTATTCCTATACGCCCGGTGCTGTTGAAGCAGAACCACCAGATACGTGCTCGTTAAGTTCGTGCTCGTAAATTGTAGCTTCTAAAACTCCATTAGTTCCGTATGCATTTTTTGGTGAGTTGTACAATCCAAGTATTGTCAAACCCGCTGTTCCTGTTCCTGTCGTACCATTAATCTCATGTTTGCTGTGTCCAGTAGTTGTGCTACCAGTTCCAGCAACGTGGTCTGCTTTATTACCTATATCGGCAAAGTCAGCAGAACCAGAAGATTGAATAGCGTAAACAATATTAGGGTCATCGTATACAAAAGCAGTGATGTCACCACTGTTTTGTGCTGTTGTGCTAGCTGGGTAATACTTTGAAAAAACCTGTTCGCCAGATGAGTTTGTGTAACTGCAACCTGCAAAAACACCTAGTATTCTGTTACCAGCAGAAGCTACATCAATGTAACCTGTTGCTCCTAATTTAACAAAATCACCAGTAAAAATATTTGATGAAGACGTTCCGTCTCCAATTATTTTCCACTCATTAGCACGAATAGTTCCTCCAGTAAGGTGTCTTACCGGTTTAGCACCAAATGCGGCATCAGTATTTGCCATATTATTTCTCCTATTGCTAATTGTTAAAAAAGCACCTTACAATAGAATTCTATTCTTCACTAAACTCGGTTTTTCTTTTACCTGTTGTTGTTGAAGAACTACGTCTTTGATGAACTGGCATAGAAGGATGTTGTTCTTTCAAAATATCAGCATCAACAGCACGGCTTTGCCTTTCAGTCTTTTGCTCAAAATATTCTTTTTTTGCATCAGACAATTCTGTTGGGATTTTTGCTAAAACTAAATCTCCTGTACCAATCACTCCAGCGTATTTTCCTGTCTCGTGTGTTGGTGCATCGAAATCTGGGTGTTCGTCAGCACGCACATATTCGTATCCTTCTCTTCGTTTTTTTGATACGTTTTGTGAATCATCCTCCCCACCCGCAGAAACTCTAACCCATCGGTATTTGATTCCATCTACCTTTGGTTTAGGTGCTTCTAAATAATTAGGAGGTTGATATACTATTTTGCGACTAGCTTCAGCCCTAGTCGAGTGGCTTTTATTTTTATTGGTCATTCAGTCCTCACGAACTTCGCATATTCTTCGAGCGGCACACCTAATTTACGAGCCATTGCGATCTGGTTCTGGTTCATACGAACCTTCTTAGGTGAGGAAGATGCTGTTTTACTAACACCTGCTACAGTTGGTCTAGGACGACTTGCTTCCTGTGAAGGAAATGAATCGCCTATCCTACGATCTAGTTCAGAATAATATTCTTCACTTGATGGATTGTAGCCTTCCATCTTTAAAGCAGCATCAATTGCGTAAGCTGCACCAGTTTTTGCTACGTCAGTACCAAACCATCCATTTTCTTGTGCCCATCTAAGTGCACGAGGATCTGGTTGTGATTGTGGTTCTGGCTGTGGAGCATTAACTTGTGGTTGCTCAACTGCTTTTGATTGCTTTTGAGTTGGTGCAACAAAAGGAGTTTGATTTTCCAATTGTTTCAACTCATATTTAACTTCTGCTATATCTTCTGCGGCTTTAAGCATTTTATCAGAATCTCCTTCTTCGTGTGCAGTTTTATGTGCAGCACGAGCAGATTCTAATGCTTTTTCTGCATTAGATTTTCTTGAATCAAAAAATTGTGTTTGTAACTTAGCATAATCCTCAGTTACAACATTTTTCTTTTTAAGATCAGCTTCTAATTGTTGATTCCTGTTATAGTAATCATTACGTTGCCTTTCAGCTTCGTTTGCTCTTTTAACAAGTTCATTAATTCTGTTCTGATAAGCATTAGTTTTCTTTTTTGGTTTTTCAACAGTCTCTTCTACTTCCTCTTGCTCTTCTGATTCAGTTTCTGTTTCTATTGGCGTGGACTCAGTTGTCTGTTCATCATGGACAGCTTGTGTATCGTCTATGACTTTTTCCACCTCAGAATTATCTTGTGTCTCCTGTTCCGGAACATCAACACCTTCAAATTTCTTTAGCTTCGTTTCTTTTCCATCATCCACGACTTGCATCGGTTTTTTCTTACCCGATGAATCGTGTACAATTTGCATTGGTCTTTCTCCAAAGTTATGATTAATTTGCGTAGCGATTGCTACGAAAAACAAATATTAGCTAATATTTGCTACATCTGGCACTGTTGCCAGAATCTCGTCATCGTTCATTACTCTTAATTCAGATTTTCCACATTGGAATCTGTGTCCTGCATACTTACCAAACATAACATTATCGCCTAGTTTACACCACGGCACAGTCATATCTTCTCTTTTGTATGCATCATCACCCATTTGTATTACTTTACCTATGGATGCAATACTACGATGGTCTTCTACAGCTTTACCCGGTAAATATATACCACCCTTAGTTTTGTCTTGAACATCAAGAACTTGAACTAATATCCTGTGACCTACAGCTACAGGATGATTCTTTTCTAATTTTTCTTCTATTAATTTGAATTTAGTTGTCATCGTTTTCAATATACTTTGCTGATTCTTGTAACAAATCTTTTGCTGTTCGTAAACCCTTTAGTTCACCAACAGTAAGATCAAAATTCTCTTTAGGAATTCTGCCTTGTTCAAAAGCATCTTTTATATTGTCG